GGAGATTATAAAACGCTCGTGACTGGAGTCAGTCACGAATACACTATTAAGGTGTCGGGAGAATTAGGGCTTGAATCAGCGGATGTATGGAGCGTGATTCAAACATGGAAAACACAAGCAATTGTGTTTGATTTTTTTAATGCAGTGATGGTTCATGTATTTGGACCAATCGCTGTGAACGATTTTACGAGCTTGATAAAGCATGCAATTATATTTAAGAATCAGGTAAAGTTAAGGGAGCGGTTTGATAAATATATTACTGAGGAGAAGAGGAAAAAGAAGGAGCTGAAGGTGTATGATCACTTTGGTTTGTCGCTCCATGAACACAATGAGTTAGAGGAGGTATCCAAGGAATACCGTCGCGTTATGAGGGTCGCAACAGAGAGAATAGCCCAGATAGACGATGAGATAAAGATTCTCACAAATGAAAAGAAGGCAATCACAAATAATGTGGAGAAAGAGTGGGACATAATTCACCAATACAACACATTAAGACGTACTAGTGCTGCTATTGTTAAGGCAGAAGCGGTATCCACATGGATAAATTTTACTGACGAAGAGAGGAAAGTGCATTCAAACAGCTTGAGTGAGTATACAAAAAAGCTGATTGAAGAGTCAGTCACTGAGGAACAGAGGCGAATGTGCAGGTCGCCTGAAATGAGAGCCATGGTACAGAGTAGGTTACGGGACATTAGACAACGCAAGTCACAGGATGAAGAGAGACGATTGAGAGAGCGGATGGCTACTATAACAACGAGTGCTAAGGAGGGGTTTTTTCTTGAGCCTAAGGTTGTTAACAAAGAGGCTAAACCAAGCAAGGACGAGGAAGGAGAAAAAGAGGATAATAGAGATGAGGAGAGAGATTAGTATGATAATTTCAGACTACGATAAGGCGAGTGGATTTGCGATTTCTAATGATGGTAAGTACATAACTGATATTAGGAATTACTTGTTTGGACCAGGATTATCAACATACGGCACATCTTCTAATGTTCGAATCAAACAATCAGTTAATTCGCGCAAGGAGTATCCAAGGAATCAGTTCCAGTTGGAAACTATGACAGGATTAGGAGGAGGTGAGCTGAGATTGAGGGACAGTGTTCTTCAATACAGGAGATTAGGTGGGTCAAGGCAAGAAAAGGTATCATATGTTAATTTGTACCAAGATAATCGTATGGGCAAGAGAGCATTTTGGGGTCGATCGGATTTAGAATATTACAACATTTTTTTTGATTGTGGACGTACAGGGCTAATGCCATACGCAGAGGTTGTCACCAAGGTAAAAATAAACTGGAAAGCATCAACTGGTAGCACATGGAAAGCACTTGGGCTAAAGAAGAAAACTGACTCAGCATATTTGTGTAATGAGTTGTTTTCATTTATATATTTAAGTTGGTGCAGGACGAATGATTCACAATTCAAGCCAAGGGAGATTATGTCAGTTGCTACGAAGCCAAAACTCGTACAGGAACGTAAGGCAGCGCGAAAGTCAAGAGATTTAGAACCAATATGCCGAATCATTACCATATGTTCACCATTAGAACAGTTGCTTGGTTACCCGTTATACGGACCAATATATGACGGAATTAGAGCAAAGTTTGAAAGGACAGGTAGTGGGATTTGTATTGGGATCAAGCGACATAGTGATGATTGGCGCATGTTAGGTGAAAAAATAAAGAAGGCAAAAGTTGTGTACAGCGGTGATTGGAGCAAATTTGACACCAGTATCCCAGCTGAGGTTATGGAGAAAGCGTTGGACATCATCTTGCTAGGTGTTCATGGATCTAAGGAATTACATAACTATAGAGAAAACTTTCGTCATTGGTTTAGAGAGAATCTAATCAATAAGAGGTATGATATTGATGGAGTTGCGGAAGGTACAGCAGATATGGGCATACCATCTGGGTCATTATGGACCAGTATTCTGGGTAGTGTATGTAATTACATAATAATTGATTCGATATTGATAAAGATGGGAATTAATAATTACGAGATATGTGTATATGGGGATGATCATATCATAATGTTTTATGATAATTTTGAAAAGGGTGGATTTGTTAAAACTTTCCTAGGATATGCAAAGGAACATTTTAACCTAAAAGGCGATGAAGAGGCATGTGTGCTTTCCTCTGGTGACAAGAAATTCGTTGGATATAAACGGCCCGTTTATAAGCCAGGAAAATATTTATCAGGGGGTACCAGCCACCTCAAGCCTTTGCGGTATGAATATTTCAAGCATAAGCAACCCTTATTATCGTATGATCATAAGAAAGGAACTACACACAGGTGGAATTATAATTTCAGTGGTAGGGTACATTTTTTGCAATTTTATTGGTTATCCGATTTTAAACCTATAAGACCAACATTCGAGACGGTAAATAGATTAGTCAATCCTGAGGAAAATGTTCGATCGCTATATGACCATGAGGACTTGCTTGTTAGCCATTTAATTGATAACATGTTCAATGAGCACGTATGTAATAAAATTTTTCATTATTTATACGATGTTGATTTCATGAAATTAATTCCAAAATGTTCTAAAAATGAGTTCTACAGGAATTGGTCATTGATGGGAAAGAGTGCTTATTCATATAGGATTATGAAAACTAAACCTATTGGACATGAAAGAATGTGGTATCGCAGGATTGATAGGTACGTCAACTTATTCACTGAACCAAAAATGATGGAGTTTATTGAGAAGTTCAGAGATATAGTGAAGAGGGCATTGCAATGCTGCGCTGCAATGGGTGA